TTTCTCCCGGTAGCTCAGCAGGATAGAGCGACAGATTCCTAATCTGTAGGTCAGAGGTTCGAATCCTCTTCGGGAGGCCAGTTATGGTTGATTTGATTTTCACTTAATGATACAATACCTTAATGGAAAACATATACGATATCATCAAGCAATTGGAATCCACGCCGGGGCGCAATGACAAGATTTCCATTCTGGAAAGCAATAAGGATAATGAGCTATTAAAAATGGTTCTTAATGCGGCACTGAATCCTTATCGCCAATACTTCATCAAACAATTCCCCAAGGTGGATAATTTCTCAGGAGACTCCGATCTCTTTATATTTCTTTACGCCTTGGCTGACCAGATCGAAAGTCGAGCAGTCACTGGAAATGCGGCTAGAGACCTTTTGACTAAACTTACTGAATCACTTACTCCAGAAGATGCAGAAGTTGCCAAGCGAGTAGTTACTAAGGATTTAAAATGTGGGGTTCAGGCATCGACCGTCAATAAGGTATGGAAAGATTTTATCCCTACCTACCCCTGTTTATTAGGTAAGGCATATAACGAAAAGACTATCCAGAAGATTACGTTCCCTTGCTATGCGCAACTTAAAGCTGATGGTATTAGAGCGAACATTATCGTTAATGAAGAGGGTAACGTGAGTGTGCGTGGACGCAGCGGTAAGTTAATTGATTTACTTGGTAAGCTTGAGAATGAAATTCCCGTAAATGATTCTGGATATGTTTTGGATGGTGAGCTTCTGGTTCTTGATGATGACGGAAACTCACTCCCTCGTAAACAGGGTAACGGCATTTTGAACAAAGCCATTCGCGGAACCATTTCGGAGAAAGAAGCTGACGCCGTAGTTTTCCGGGCATGGGATTATATTCCACTGGATAAGTTTAAGGGGAAGAAAGACGACACCCCTTACTGTGAACGAGTTGATAACACAATCCTCAAGGTTGGTAATATCAATTCATCCAAAATAACCATGATTGAATCAATGATTGTCAGCGACATGGATGAGGTCAACACATACTTTCAGTCAATGCTTGAAAAGGGTGAAGAAGGGTGTATGCTTAAGAATTTGGATCATCCTTGGGAAGATAAGCGTTCGCCCCACTTGGTTAAAATGAAAGCGGAAAAGGATTGTGACTTGATTGTAACTGGTTGGAACCGTGGGAATGAAGGCACTAAGTTTTCTGACCAAATGGGTTCACTGATTTGCGAATCATCCGATGGTAAGATTAGTGTTTCAATTTCCGGGTTCAGTGAGGAACAACGACTGGAGATTACTCAGAACATTGATGAATGGATGGGCCGCATTGTAACGGTGCTGTATAATGAACGAATTGAAAGTAAGGATCGTGAAGCTGATAGCTTATTCCTTCCGAGGTTTGCGGAGCTTAGAGAAGACAAGACCGAAGCTGATAGTTCGGAGAAGATAAAATGATTAGTTTAATTGTAGCAATGAATTCGCAAAACATAATTGGAGTAGATGGTCGGCTACCATGGCATCTTCCGGAGGACATGAAGTTTTTCAAACATGTTACCGAGGGCAAAACTGTTATTATGGGTAGAGCTACTTGGGATAGTTTACCTAAAAAATTCAGACCTCTACCCAACAGGCAGAACATTGTCGTATCTGGAAGCATGATTAAAGAAAGAATCCCTCTACATCCTATAAGAAAGGGTGTTGACCCTGATATAGTTTGCACTAACGTGAATGTAGCAATGGAATGGGCAACCCATGATATTGTTTTTATTGGTGGTGAGGGGATTTATCGAGAAGCACTGAACCACGTTACTGACATGTTTATAACCCATGTTAAAAACTCTTTTATTGACGAAAGAGAATATGGACATGTGGCTAAATTTCCAGCGAAAGAGGTTAATTGGCAGGATTGGTTAACAGTTGACGTTACCCATTATCCTACCCATGTATCTTGTCATTATAGGAGAGAAGTATGAGTTTTGGTGGAATGCCATTATCCACATTAAGAGGAATGGTTAACGGTAAGAGGGGGATTAATGTGGTGAGAGTCGGATGCGATAATTGTCATTATACATTTCAAGCTAACGAAACTGGCAGGAAGGGCAATACAGTTGATGGTCAACCCAGAGTATGCCCTAAATGCAGAAAATGTACTGCGAATGTTATTGAGGACTAATTCCAATAAATAGCAGTATGAAACTGCAACAATTATTTGAAACAAGAACAGTTAAGGGTAAAAAGCCTGAAGGATTCGTAGAATACCTGCGTTCCCCGCAGATGGTAAAAGACGCCCTTGCTGAGCATTATCCCGGAAAAGCTACTATAGACAACATTGTCAGGCTTTTCTCTGAACATAATATAGCAATAGCAGATAACGTGGTTCTCAATGGGACGCCGGAATCCCTTGTTCCATATAGAGAATATTCCAGAGAATCTACAAATGATTGGGGCTGGACTGGCAAATTATCGGGCGAAGAGTTTGAAGCGCTAAAGGCGGATATAAAAGAGAACGGAATAAAAAATCCCGGAATATTTTACATGGAACGTAACCGCAATGATGGTTCCGTTAAAGCTTATCTTGGTGAAGGAAACCATCGACTAAGGATTGCGTTAGAGCTTGGGCTCAAATCATACCCTCTAAAATTTAGTTACTACAAATGAAACTCAATGAACTATTTTTAATTGAAGGTGATTTGTCTCACTGGGATCGTGACGGTAACGGCTTTCTTATAGGGTATCGTGTGGTTAATGTTGATGATGATGGAAATCTCGTATCTCAGGCAGATTCAAGAGTTAAGTTACCGGCAAGAGTTGGAGTAATGCACGAGATACCCGGTGGGGGTATGTACGTGTCCAATAGTAAGGATTATGTGAAAGATTATTATTGGCACGGCAACGAAGACCCCGATGATCCTATACAGGCATTGATGACATATTCTTTTAGCCTTGAGGATATATTGGAAGGTAACCCCCATGATCGTGAGCCAGAATTGAGTATTAAACGGGGGAAAGTCCTAAATATACAAAGGCTAGAGGATTAATTCCATGAAACTGCAAAAATTATTTGAAGAATTTAACACTGATGATGACCGTTTCATGCACGGGTTTGATTCGAAACCAAAACTTTCGCCATCAGATCGAAGAAAAATTATTAAGAAAAAGGTTGTGGATGCTTCTAAAAAGATTGACTTAAAAGATGCAATGTCCGTAGACCCGGCTACATTGGAACTTTATGATAGAAAAGTATATCAACCCGACCCCAGTAAATTTATACCAGTGATTTCCAAAATGACAGGCGTGGAGCCCAACATTATAAAGACAATGAAAGGAGTTGTGGATGATGTAGAGGAAATTATATATCAGCGCCACCAAAGAGCCAAAAGGGGTGAAAAATAAAATGAAATTACAAGACTTATTTGAAAAATATAGTGAAAGGCTTGATCAAAATAAATTTAATGATTACCTAAAAAAGCATTACCATAAGTATAAAGAGGGTGAAAGATACCTTAATGCACTTGAAAATGCCAAGCACAATTATTATAGACAAGCCAGTTACGTGAATAATGTTAATGACATAGAAATTCATTGGGGTAGAGTTACTTTAGAAGACACTAACCCAGAATATATTACTTTCAATATCCCCATGATCACATATATTGAATATAATGCAGACCATCAAAATGAGCGTGAAATAAGTAGAAAGTTTGTAGTTTCAGTAGATTTTAGGTGGTATGATGACAACACCACGTTCGATCTACATATTCATAATGATGGCTCTGCCTATAATTATGATGATTTTTATTCTGTTGCAAATGATAAAGATTATAGAGACTTTATTAAAACTATGCGCGAAGATTTGCCACGAGCAGCCGCAAATTTGATACTTGATAAGAAGCTATTTGAAGCCAAGAAAAAGAAACTTGAAAAGGACAGTGACGATCCATGCTGGGATGGTTATGTTCAAGTTGGAACCAAAAAGAAAAATGGTAAAGAAGTGCCTAATTGCGTACCACTTGAAGAAGCTATGGTAATGGAGGGAGTTGAACTTATTGTAGAGGGTGGTCGTTGTGATGGACCAACCAAAAAAGCCTCATCTACTCGTAAAGACAAGAAGTGGATGCAGTGCGTAAAACAGCCTGATGGTAGCTATAAGCGCGTACACTGGGGTGATCCCAATGCCAAGGTTACGGGCAAGAGCGGTGACACTAAACGTAAGAAATCCTTTAGAGCCCGTCATAACTGCGATAGTGCAAAGAAAGGATCAGCACAGGCTCAGGCTTGTAAAGACTGGTAAAATATAATATTCGGGGTATAGGAAAGCTTGGTTAATCCGCCACTCTGGGGGAGTGGAGATCGCTGGTTCAAATCCAGCTACCCCGACCACTTTGCTAAATAACTATATGAATAAAACTTTAGATGTTTTAGGTATGGTACTTCTCACCTTCCTGCTAATATTCTTTGCCCCATTTGTGGTAGTGCTATTAGCCGAAGTTTTCTCTATGCTTGCGGCAGGAATGGCGGTATTGATTGCGGCAATGGTGGGCACTTTCGTGGTAATGTTTGCATTATCAATACCCATCTTATTGATAGGTGGGCCACTATATGCTATAGTATGGGGAATTTCCTTGTTAGTTGGCAGGGAAGAACCAGAAGCAGTTTAAGATTCCAAAATATTTTTCTAATTTTGGAATCCCACTAAATATGTACATGAAAGAATGTACGAAGTGTCATATCGCAAAAAATGAAGAGGACTTTAACTGGAAGATAAAGCCCAAAAGGAGACGATCAACTGTTTGTAAATCTTGCCATCGTCAGTATCGCAGAAAGCATTATGAACAGAACAAAGAAAAGTATATAGACAAAGCCAAAAAATGGAATGATGCCCACAAAGCAGATTACATGAATAACTTACGATTGATCGCACTAGAGCAGCTTGAACATGGGTGCGAAATGTGCGAGGAAGATGATGTAGTTGTTTTGGAGTTTGATCATGTTGATCCGAGCACCAAAAAGGCAAACATAGCTAGCATGATTAGAGGCATAGTTAGTGAAAGAAGATTTAGAGAAGAACTGGGCAAATGTAGGGTTCTTTGCGCTAATTGCCATAGAAGAGTAACCGCTGAACAAAATGACTCTAATTGGCGATTAAAATATATGAATAATGATAGATCGCTAGTTTAGTCGGTAAAACAATGGGCTCCAAACCCATAGAGCGGGGATCGTAACCTCGGCGGTCTGCCACTTTAATTATTCCCCATCTTCAAATACGATATAAGAGTTGACCTCTTCCTCTACGTACATACCACCTCTAGTCATAGCTGGAACAACCGGCTGAAATGTTTTTGGGTTCATGACAACTCCTGCTGACATAAATGGAATATATGGTGCATAGATAATGTCATGCCTTATCTCACTTCCATTCTTATCGAAGGTTAAAATTCCCCTCATTCCCTTAGGTGCGTCAAACGGTATAATTTTTAGCGTTTTATCAGAACCCAGAGACATAGTTGTGGGTGATATGATATATTCTCCCTTAAACTTTTGACCATGAGGGAGAAACAAAAGCACATCAAATTTTTCTACATAACCATTAGTTTTTTTGACTATAGTAGCAAATGCGCTTTTAATTGAATCAATAGTTATCTCATCTTTTACTATTACCTTTTCAGATGTATTGGAGACGTAATCAATAATGTTGTGTTCAATTTCTTTAATATACATAGAAGCAATAGAATCAAAAAATCTCATGGCATCAGATTTGTTGAGTTTTTCGTCTGCGGTGTCAAGCATAATACTTTGCTGCATTCTATGAGTTCTCGCTTCTACTGCATGTGTTTGTATATTAGCGTCAACAGGGGAAAAATCCGCATGTGAAACTAATCCTACCGGGCCACTTAATGGCTGGATTCCGACAAGCTCATTAATAAAAGAGTCGGCCATTTTTGAATAAAGAACAGCATTCATAGTTGGGTCTAATCTCATTTTAACAGTCTTATCATGGGGATTGTTACTGGCGTATGAACTATTTTGTATAGTCCATGCTATATCGATAGAGTTCTGTAAGAACTGCTTATTATTGCTGGTATAATAAGCTTTAATTTTTCTAGTGAAAAGCCATTTACGAATTTTTTTGACAATAGTATTGTTTTTGTAATTGTAACGAATTAGTTTTCCGGGTATAGCTATATTCATGTTATTCTCCTATTCCTTATTATTATTTATATTTGCAAATTTTGAGTGCATAAATAAAGAAAAGAGTAGAATAAACCGATGAAAAAGTTAGCGATCTGTATAGTAAATTATAATTGTTTAACCGATACCAAGGAATTGGTTAGTGACCTGACACGTCAGGATCATACTGACTTCAACATCTACTTCTATGATCAAAACTCGAAAGAAGGTGGAACTAAAGAATTTCTTGATACTTTAGAATTATATAATAATTGCACCGTGATTAGAAATGATCACAACCGACCTTTAAATCATATATGGAATGATTTTGCTCAGAGTACTAAAAACGATTTTGACTACATCGCATTCTTGAATAACGACATAAGAATACCTTATAACTACCTTTCCGATTCAGTGGCTATTTTGGATAAGGATAAGCGCGTAGGCATCGCCGTACACGCCACCAATAACCGAAGATACTCTACTGCAACCGCACCTACGAGACACTTATTAGAAGCTGGGTTAGTTAAACAGGGATGGGAGTTTATGATGCGGCGCGAACATTGGAAGAATATTCCACCGCAATTAAAGTTTTACTGTGGGGATGATTTTATTTTCGGGGAAATACATAAAAATAATTTGAAGGTAGGGGTTATTACGTCATCGCCAGTAATACACAAGTTGAGTAAAACTAGAAAAAATATGCCACCAGAAGAAGCCGCAAAAATTAAACAGCAGGCAAAAGATGACATTGCCATGTATAAGCAACTCGGTTTTAAGCATGTATGGAACAACATACCCAAGCAATCCAGACTAGAACCAGAGTTTAAAAAAATAACTGAAATAAACAAGAAGAGAAGTAGCAGTAAGCTAAAAGATTACAATGATCGACTAAGAATGCATCTCAGGGAAGTTGGGAACGTTGATGGGTGCATTATAGATTGCAATTCAGAAGATGTGGGCGTACTGGATACACTTAATGAAGCAGCCATTCATTTTGGTAGAAAATTGCATCTTGTGGATGGCCGAGGAGAGGGCATTGATGACACGGTATCCACTCACAAAAACCAACTACGTTTAGGGAATAATTTTACCGGAAAAGTTTTTCGTCAATTAAAGGATGTAGATGAAAGTATATCTTTTGTGTTCTTGGGTGCATCTACTGGTATGCAAATGTTAAAGGACCTTGAGCAAGTATGGAGTAAGGTAATACCCGGTACTACATTATTCATACCATATTATCATTATAATAAATCTCCAGAAATAAAAGCGGCGGTGGATAATTTTTTTGGCGACAAGGAACACTATATATTGAAATCAAGACCACAGACAAAAGTGGGCATTACTGATACTTATTTGGCTATAAAGTGTTTCAAAGAACCAGTCCCCTTTGATAAAAATGATCGTCCTTTAGTGATCGCTTCAGTTTTGAAATCCGGCGGTGTGTACGATGAAAAATATGTGGATAGGTTAGCTTCGGCTATTAAACGACACTGCACAGTTGAGTATGAGTTTGTATGCTTAACCGATTTCCCTAAAGATTCCTTTAATGCTGATTTAGTGGATACAGTAATACCTCTAGAATACGATTTAAAGGGATGGTGGAGTAAGCTGGAACTATTTAGACCCGAACTATTTAAAGACAAGCAGGTATTATACTTTGACTTAGACACACTTATAGTGGATAATATAGATGACTTCGCCAGCTACGGCGGCAATTTTATGGCGCTTAGGGATTTCAACATATTGACAGGATTGGGGAGCGGAATATTGAGTTGGAGGGGTGGGAACTACGACCACATATTTCATAAATCCATAAATGGTCTGATCAATAATACATTACGACTCGCATCTTATAACGGCGGCGACCAACAGGTAATAGAAATGCTAGTGGGAAGCCGGGTTGAATGGGTCCAAGACCTGTTCCCCAATAAAATGGCAGCATTCAAGATTCAGTGCTATAATGAAAAAAATAAAAGTGTCTCAATTCCCGAGGATACTTCAATAGTATGCTTTCATGGGAGTCCTAAAATGAGAGATATAAAAGAAGACCCAGTTATAAAGGAACATTGGAAAGTTTAATGGATATATTAATAGTTAATATAAATTGCTTGGATCATACGAAAAACCTTATTAGTGACTTACTTGATCAAATAGATCAAGAATTTACTGTAACTTTAGTTGATCAGAATTCACATGAACCGGGAACTGAAGAATATCTCAAAGATGTAGAAGAATTTGATAGATTCACGGTAACGAGGAACCCCTCGCCCAAGCCACTCAATCATACATGGAACAATTTTGTAAAGAAAGCAAAAAGTGACATTGTTTGTATTTTGAATAACGACATACGTATTCCTAAAAACTTCACGAAAGATAATAGAACCATCTTGAATGATAATCCCGATATCGGAGCAGTTATGCATCCGACCAATCATCCGGACTACACCAAGGCCAAACACGAAACAGAGTTTATAGTATTACCACGGGATAGGTGTAAACAGGGGTGGGATATATGCATGAGGAAGAGTGCATGGTCACTTATACCCCCACAATTACATCTGTTCTACGGGGATGATTATATATTTGAGAATATGTATGCGTGGAAACTAGACGCAGCAGTTGCAACTAGCTCTCCTATTATTCATTACCAAGGAGAATCACAAAATAATGACTATAATATACACATCAACAAGGATTGGAGTGTTGATGAAAGACATTTTCATGAAATGGGATACAAAAAATATTTAGGACCACCAAGCGGATATACGATATTGAGATATCAAGATAGTCCAGTTAACCTTGAGGACATGTGGAAAGATGAGTGACATACATGTCGTAAACAGGGGGGCCACCATACATGATACTGTTAAATTCATTGGAACTGGTAAAATTATATTGGGGCACGGGGCACAAATTAGACATTTTTCTATAATAGAGATGTGCGGAGGTCACTTTGAACTGGGTGAAAGATCAGTTCTTGGTTTCCAGTCTATGGTGCAATGCACCGGCCAGATTAATATAGGTAAGGGGACATTACTTGGGCCACAGAATGTATTGTTGGCATCATATCATCCCATGTCATCCGATCCCGAACAACAGAAGAGACTAATTAATAGTACCCTTACCATAGGTGATAATGTATGGAGTGGTTCTCATGTAACTTTTAATCACGGCATTGTGGTCGGTACAAACTCTGTCGTAGGCGCGAATAGTTTCGTCAATAAAGATGTTGAAGAAAATTCCATTGTAGTCGGCTCGCCCGCTAAACACTTAAGGTATAAAGATGAATAAAAAAATAATGATACATTGTGCGTCAGGAAATACTGACCGTCCCGGAAGATGGCACGGCATCAATCCAGTATTCACTAATTTGGGTGAGGCATTAATTGATCTTGGACATGAGGTTCACATGATGCTTCATAGCGCAGCACAGAATCCATGCAATCACGGGTCGAGAATGAATATTAAAATTTCCGATACCGTGGACACTAATTTCATTGATGAAGTATCCCCTGATATGTGCATAACTTGGAATGGGAATAGTGATGGGGACAGGGTATTCATTAATCATGTGGGTAAAGATAAGATGGTGTATGGAGAGCTTGGATTCTTTGGTCACTATGATCAAACATGCTATTGGGACAGGGGCGGTATTAATACTCGTTTTAGTATGATAGGGGAATCTATTTCAGGTGATCCGATAACTGAAGATGAATTCAAAGTAATTAAGATGTTGACCGACAGGTACATGAAGCCTCGACTATTTAACGACCGATATATTTTTGTTCCACTTCAAGACGAGACTGATACTCAAATTACCCAGTATTCCGGGTACAAAACTATGGACGAATTTTTACGCGCAGTTCAAGATATCTACATAGCGGACAATAGAAAAATTCTGTACAAGGTTCATCCCCGCGCAGGATGTGCATTGAGTGACGATATAAAGAGTGATCCTAAGTTTATTCAGGTAACAGAGGACGTACATCATTATCTACCATATGCCGATCAGGTCTTTGGGCTAAATAGCACTGTAATGATTGAAACATTACTTTATCATAGTAACTTAGTAACTTACGGTGCGGGTATTGCTTCAAGACATTTCGCAAATGACGCCCAAAGAATGAGATTTATAGCCACAATGTATAATAGGCAATTTAAGTGGGCAGACTTACGAAACGCTAACTTGGTAAGGGATTCTTACCTTTATAAATTTTTTGAATAGGAGAAATTCATGTTTTGGGTATATTTAATTTTATGGGCTGCGGCAATACCACTTTCCTCATTATGGCTTAGTTTTATGGGCACGACCTTATTCGCTTGGATTCTAACTATTTTAGTATCAATTTATTGCGTTTACCGTATAAATGATACTTCAGGGGCAGACAGTTTGGGTTATGCAATGTTGTTGTTTTTTGGATTCATAGCAACGCTTATTGGATACGGATCGTTCATTGTGCTATACTATTGGAATTGACATTAAATAGGAGATTTAAATATGTGCGTAGTTTCAAATATAGGAGACAGTATTGGTCACGTCCCATGGGAAAACCCACACAAAAAAACAAATCCGTGGGAAACGCCGCCCTCACCTTATAAGGATGATTGGTGGCCATATGTAAAGCCAAATGATATCATAACCATCCCCGAAGCTCCCGAAATGCCATCATTTGACGCAGACTCTGACCTAATACGGCTACAAGTCAAGGCGGTTAAAGAATGGTTGAAAAAGATTGATAAAATTCTCATTGCTGCCCGTGATTTCGATGAGGCTACTGGCCAACCTGATTGTGAAACTGATGAGAAGATGGCCAAGCTTAAAGAGTTGGCCGATGCATTTGGCGTTGACATGAAATTCTTTTCTTGATAATATACGCCCTCGTAGCTCAGTTGGTAGAGCACACTCTTGGTAAGGGTGAGGTCGGTGGTTCAAATCCACCCGTGGGCACCATTTATGGAAAATAAATCATGATGAATAATAAACTTTACAATGTTAGGCGAGAAATCCGACACTCACTTATTACTGCACGTCACAAATTCAGGGATGTTCGCAAGAAAATAAAGAACCACTTCGACTGTAAAAGAATAAAGAAGTACATTAAAGAAGGTGACTTTGATCTTTTCGCTACTCATCAATATATGGGCGAAGATAGTCATTGGTGTGATTTTTACTTTGTTAGTAATTACCGTGGCGAATTAATTCCTTGGAATGCAACTATCATGACTACAAAAATGGCATATCATGATAAGGTTATGGCCATTTCTCATACCGAATCATGGGAAGCTTTTAGAAATCCTCCGGGAGAAATTTTCGAGTTCGTGCCCACAGATAGTACAAAAAAATATTTTACTATGCTTGATAAGCACCCCGAGTTATCCGAAAAGCGTAGAGTATACGAAATTAACCGACAAATAGAATTATATGAATCTGGGCAGGTGAGAATGTCCCCATGGAATTACGAGATTGACGAAAGTTATGAATTTGGTTATGGACTAGAGGTAAGAGTCAATGTCCCATTCATTACCACTGATGTAATTAATGATTTTATTAGAAGGTTTTCCGAAAAAGAGCACGATGTATTTTCCGATAAAGACAATACCCCCATTTCATTTACCATGGAACAGTTGGGTCTAAAGATTTCGGACAGTGGAAAATACCTTATTTGGGATGATGGTACATTGGGGTCAAGCGTATCCCTTGATATTAATATTGACAAAGCCGAGTAATCTCCGGGGGCAGAATCCGGGCTACTAACTTTTTCATATAAATACTCCCATGAAAATAAAAACCCTAATCGAATCAACCAAGCAAATAGATTTGTCTTCAGTCATGAATGACGATCTTAGGCGATTAGATAAACTGTTTCAAAGTAAGGGGTTCGAACTTAGAATCGTGGGAGGTGCTGTGCGCGATATTCTTTCGGGAAAGGAACCTAAAGATATAGACCTTGCATCTGATGCCAATCCTCAAGAGGTAGTGAATTTACTGAAGTCTGAAAATATTAGGGTAATTGAAACTGGCTTACAACATGGCACAGTTACGGCTAACATGAATGACGAAGACTACGAGTTTACCACCCTTAGAATTGATAAAGAAACTGATGGTAGACACGCCGAAGTTGAGTATACACGAGATTGGGAAATAGATGCCGAACGTAGGGATTTGACTTTCAATGCCATGAGTATGGATTTCGAAGGCAATCTTTACGACTATCATGGCGGACATGATGACCTTAACTCAGGCACCGCGAAGTTTGTAGGAAATGCGGATAAAAGAATGCAGGAAGATTATTTAAGGATTCTTCGCTACTTTAGATTTCAGGGAAGAATGGAATCCCCCAATTTTGATGAACATACATTAGACGCCATAGCTGCAAATTCAGAAGGACTTAAAAGAATAAGCGGTGAAAGGATTTGGTCTGAAATGGGCAAAATACTTTCCGGAAATAATCTTAACAAGGTTATGAGCCAGATGAAAAAAACTGGGGTATTGGATGTTATTGGAATTGATGGCCCTAATCGTGAGCTACTACGAGTCAAAGGTAACACCGATGATAAAAATTTACTGCTTGCCTCCCTACTAAATTCCGAAAGTGACTTGGATGTGTTGAGAAGTAAGTGGAAATTCAGCAACCCTGAATACAGTGTAATGAAATTCATCATTCGCAATAGGGGCAAAAATTACTCTCTTAGTGATATTAAGAAGATGGTCTCCGTTGATCGTGTACCCAGAGAAATGGTGGAAAAGCTTATGGAGTATGAAGGAAGAACTGAAGTACTTGGGCAGTTGCAAAAGTGGACTACTCCGGAATTTCCAATAAATGGTAATGATCTTAAAGGTGTGGGCATATCTCCGGGACCTGAAATGGGAGAAACCCTTTCAATACTTAGAAATAAATGGGCCCAATCAGGCTATAAGCTAAGTAAGGAAGAATTACTGAGCGGTCTCCAATGAGCGGGGAACGGCAGGAAGGTAGCAGTATAGGTGCGATTCGTAAGGATCATGTGAATCGCTATCAATTCGTAGCCGATTACTTGAAGGACTATGGAGTATTACGAGGAATAGACTGCTTTTGTGGGAATGGCTACGGTTCCAGTATATTAGCAACCGCCTTAAAAAATTCACATATAACCTCCTATGACGCCTCGCGGGAAGCTATTCGTAGTGCTAAGGAATTTTACCGTCGAAAAAATATAAAATTCATTAGGGATTCTTATCCTTTTGAAATTAAAAATTCGCATTATGATTTTGCTGTTTCACTGGAATCCATCGAACATGTTGAGATGTATGAAGATTTATTGGCGAATTTAATTTCGTCATTAAAAGATAATGGCTTACTGTTTATTTCGGTACCCAATGAGGATAAGATACCGCACCATTTAAATAGGAACCCTTATCACGTTAAACACTTCATGAAGAATGAGGTTGAAGATTTAATACGCAATAATGGTGGTGAAATTGTAGATATGTATGGTCAGGATTGTTACATAGTAGAGGATAAGATTATCAAAGGTACAATTTCGCCTGATGAAATGGATTTACATAAAGATCATGATGGACAGTTTTTAATTTTTGTAATCAAAGAGATTGTATAGAGTAGTTCTTAATCTTTCCCGAAAGCTTTGCGTTGAGGACTCCAGTTTTCGAATAATCTAGGTCTATTTCACAGCATTCTAATTTCACTTTAAGGCGAACCGTATAATTTTTAGTACCATCACGATTTAAGTGATCAACGTCAATGTAAGTATTTGCATCACTTTCATAAGCAAACTGACGTAGCACGTCTTCAGTGTCGCCATTTGCACATAAAGGTATCGTAGATTCAAATTTCTTTTGTACTAGATCGTAGATAAAATTAGTAGTTTGCTCAGCGAGAACTTTCCCCTCATATGCGCCGCTATAATAGCGCACAATGAAAGCATACTTCATCAGCGGCTGTCTAATCCCAAAATTATCTAAATTTAATTCACTAAGTGACTCCATAGTGGATTCTCCTTGTAGTTTGAATATATTTATACAAAGTGTGGGATTTTAAATTAGCCTATTATTTAATAGCTTATTACATGGATGATAAATACCTTTATCGCAGGGGATATTTTATGGATAAGAGTAAATGGGTAAATTGGGAAGATGCTGAGTTTTTACAGGAAGTATTAAATAGAAGTAAGAGTAGAGTTGACGCCCTTAAGAATATGGGATATAATCCCAAATCTTCTTCCAGTAGAAAGAAGCTAAATAATGCTATTGAAAAGTTTAACTTAGATATAAACAACTTTGAACTAAATGAAGCTAGATGGGAAGTACTACCGCAAATTATAAATGATTGCTTTTGCTTAGCGGATGTAGTCAGGGCGGTTGGATTGAAAGATGTTGGCGGTAATAGTGCTACCGCAAAGGCTTACATTAAAAAATTCAATCTAGATACATCTCACTTTGACCCCTATAAAAATTCAAGGAGACAAAAAAGTTTAGAGTCTAGTCAAATATTTAAGGAAAATTCTACTACCTCTCGCTCTACTCTCAGGAGTAGAATGATAAAAGAAAAAGTGGTACCATACAAATGTGGTGAATGCGGTATACCACCAGAATGGAATGGTAAAGAATTAGTGTTACAGGTTGAGCATATTAATGGAGATAACTCAGATAATAGGATAAATAACTTGAAATTTTTATGCCCAAATTGTCATACACAAACCCCTACATGGGGTAGTAAGAAAAGATAATCTCTGCGTGGCGCAGTCTGGCTAGCGCATCGCATTTGGGTTGCGAGGGTCGTAGGTTCGAATCCTACCGCAGAGACCAAATTCAAATCGGGTCTGTAGCTTAATGGGAAAGCGCCACTCTTACAAAGTGGAGAGAGTAGGATCGTTACCTACCAGACCCACCAATTTATTACAAAACCATGAAAATCCTTCAACGTTTCAGAAAATGGATTAAATATAAGCGTGAAATAAGAAAGTATTGGACTATTACTCCGGGCGGCACTGTAATTGTTGACCCCGCATGGTATGGAACAAATAAGAAACTAACTGAGAGGCTAAAGGCCGCAGCCTATAGAAGAACAGAACTAATAAGAAAGTATGGAGCAAAGGGCCATAAGGTCCATATAGATTTATGAAATTTATTCTTTACACCGTACCTCACACGGGAACGTTTTTCACTTTCAGGTTTCTAAACGAACTTGGGTTCCAGCGAGGCCAACGTATAAATGATGAGCACAGAGATTATTTCCATTTACACCCCGTTGAGCAACAAAGGAAGGAAAGACTTATACCACAACTAAGATCGGAAAAATTAGTAGTAACTGCTCGCCACCCTCACAGAACATTTTTATCCCATTTAGTTAGATCAGGCGAAAGGGCATTACAGGATAGAGTTATAACAAAGTTAACTAGGATTTATGATTTATTCTTCGAAGATTTAGAGAAAAATAAAAATCATACAATATTGACTCTAGATGGTGATCCTCAACTAAGAGAGAGAAATTTATTTGATGTTGCGAACTTCCTAGATGTAGACCTTGACTTATATGGGGATAATATAGTAAAATACGCTAAGGAGTGGAAAAAGTTTCACTACTTCAGAAAGCCTGACGTTGATGGTAATCCACTACTGGCTGAATATGATGCGAACCCAGATATGATAAATGAATTTAAGATGGAAGAGCTTCAATATGCAATAGATTGGTATGAGCGAGTGAAGATTAAGTAATGTTTACAGATAAAGATCATATTCACACATATTACATAGAATGTGAGTGCACATCATTCGACCACTTAGTTAGACTTAATTGGTTCGAAGATCATAATGTTACCACAATTCAGGATATTGATGGCTGGATGTACCTTGAAGTGAAGTTGAATCATTACATTCCTTGGTATAAAAGAATATGGGGCGCAGTGAAGTATGTTTTTGGTAAAGATGAATTAACCTACTGTGACACAATTATTAGCGTTAATGAAGCAAAGAGAGTAGTCGCTTCACTTAATGAATTTATCGATTACAAAGAAGCTAAATACAAAGAGGCTGAATAAAATGCATATCTGTGGCGATGAACTTAATATAATTTTCAATTTGCTGAATAATTTCCCGTATATTACGCATTATATGCGTTCGGCATTACTTAGTATATTTGGCTAGTGTAATGTCTGAGCTTTTTGGATGTGACCCAAACTGCAAATTCTACAAAAAGAATTATCCCAAAAATAGACCCAGTCCAACTTGCAGGTTAATAAAGGAATATCAAAAAACTTCCAACCCCGTAACAAAAAGCGTTTTACGGGAGATAATACAAAAGAGATTACGGTGCAATGAATAATGTAATTAACTTAAAAGACCGAAGATACGATAACTGGAACAAAGTGGTTCCGGACGACACCAGTACCTATCCGGACAATGGGTCGAATGTTACTTATCGTTTTCACCCGGATGAAGACTTTGATTCTGAATGGGAAGGAACTTACGAAGATGGAATATTTTTTAGCCGAGGTGGGTTCTGTGATGTTTATGACGTTACGCACTGGAAATATACATGAATGAATGAATGGATGGGTGGCAGAGTCTGGTTTATCGCACCTCCCTGCTAAGGAGGCGGTCCCGTATAACGCGGGGCCCGTGGGTTCAAATCCCACCCCATCCGCCAGATTATAAATAGAGTTTATGGACATTATCGATTACGATGTAATAACACTAAATGAAAAACGACTAATATTCGTGAACGTCGAAGAATCCCCTACAAGGGAAACCAAGATAAGCTACAAGACCCTTCACAACATGATCTATCCGGTAACCGATGGCTATTGTGTTACGGATAAGAAGGGTGTAGGATTGGCCATACGAGAAACACTTCAGGAATGTCAGGCGTTCTTGAATGAAGAGCTTGCTTTGAAATATAATCTAAAGAAAAATTTAGATATTCCCCCCGATGGTGAGGTAGCTTAGTCGGTAAAGCGCATCCCTCATAAGGATGAAGTCGGCGGTTCAAGCCCGCCCCTCACCACCAATTCATAACTACTACGAAACCTATCGCGACATTCTGTCGTGATAAATTAAATCCCACAAAAAAGTGCAACTTTGCGCAACTCATAAAATATCCCAAAATTAACAACTTACACACCTATTTGAATAATTACTAAAAACTATTATATCTATTTTTCAAATTTATTTAAAAAAATAAATATAATAAAAACAATGAGTTATATTAATAGCACCTACCATTTTCGCTCACCTAATGCACTATCCATAAATATGTGTAACCCAATGATTTTTAATTAATTAAGGAGCATTAAAAATGGACGAACTACTTCAGAAATTGCTGGAAAACGATCTTCTGACTGAAGACACAAGGGATGAGCTTAAAGAAGCTATCCAGTCTCAGGTCAACGAAGCCGTTGAACAGGCAGTAAATGAGGCTAAGGAAGAAACGGAAACAGCGGTTCGTGCAGAGCTTGCCGAGCAGTTCGTTGTTGACAAAGAAGCTTTAGTCGAAGCAATTGACACAAAGCTCGATGTCTTTCTAGAGAAAGAGCTTGATGAACTTAAAGACGATATTGAAAACTTTAGAGACTTGGAAGCTGAATTTGCTGCGAAGCAGGTAGAGATGAAAAAGCAACTCTCTGAAGTAGCAAAGAAAGATTTTGCAAAACTTGTCGATATCCTAGATGAGTATCTAAACGAAAGAGTGGAAGCTGAATTCGAAGAACTTAAGGAAGATATCGAAGAAGTACAGAAATTACGTTTCGGAGCTAAGATTGTTGAATCCTTCAGGGAAGAGTACGAGCAACACTTCCACAATGCTGATGAGTTTAACTCTAGGACTGAAAAGATGAAGTCCGAACTTAGCAAAGTTACAAAAGAACTCAATGAAGCCCGTGAGCAGCTAGAAAGCGCAGAGCGCGAAAAGGTTGTTAATGAAGCTTTGAGTAATCTCGAAGGCAAGCCACGCGAAATAATGGAGGCTATTCTAGCTAAGGTGCCAACTGATAAGGTTGTACCTACCTACGAACAGTTCATTGATCGCGTAGTTGCAAAAGGGACGGTTGAAGATGAAGCGGAGAAGGAAAGTGAAGTACTAGCCGAAGACTCAAAACCACAATCTGATGAGGGCGAAAGCCTAACCGAAACCGTTGAGGTAAGTGGAGACACTGCTGGACCGGATGTTGAAACCGTTGGTGACAATTCTGTAACCAAGCTGGATGAAAATGAAGTCTACAGACTCCGTGAACTCACAGGACAGTTAGGGTAACCCTTAACTAAAGTCAATTTAAACACTTAAATTTATCAAGGAGTAAACATTATGAGTGATAAAAATGATCTTTTAACAGAGAATTGGGGTGAGGCAAAGGAAGTACTACTAGACGGCCTTTCTCACGCAAAGCGTAAGATTGTTGCACCCCTACTCGAAAACCAGAGGAATCACCTACTTAAGGAAACCGCTGCCGCTGGGTCCATTCAGGCTCACGACATCGCCAATTTCCGTCAGGCGCTTCTTCCAGTAGTTCGCCGTGTAATTCCGGGAACTATGGCAACCGAAATCGTTGGTGTACAGCCCATGTCTGGACCAGTTGGTCTTGTATACAGCATGCGCTACACCTACAATGAAGACGTAACTCACGATCCAACCAAGTCCCCATTCGGTGGTTTTGATATTGCCGACGGTGACGAAGCGTTTGGTAACAGCAAGCTTCTAAGGGCGTTCTACTCAGGTAACACTGGTACCGCTCAGGCTGCTGGTGCATCTGGTCTGGCACACGATGCTGCGGCTGCTGCTGATATTGACGCAGCAACTGCTGACGGTGACGCTTGGGAAAGCTCCGCTGGTTCAGATTACGCTACTGGCGGAACTGATGGTACTATGGACCTTAACAGCAGCGTTGATGTTGCTGGTACCCTTCTGGGTGGTTCTGGTTCCTTCATTGAAGGTTCCGGTGGTCGTAAGATGGGTCTAGAGCTACTCTCGCAGGCTGTTCAGGCTGGCTCTCGTAAGCTACAGGCTGGATGGACTCTTGAGGCTATGCAGGACCTAGACACACAGCACGGTCTCGATATTGAGAGTGAGATGACTCGTGGCATGTCCGCGCACATCACTCAGGAAATCGACGCAGAAATCCTATCCGACCTTCTAGCACTAGCTGGTACTGTTCGTGCATACGACCACGCAGCTACGGCTGGCCCAACCTACGCTCCAGCGTTTGTTGGTGATCGCTTCGCTAACCTTCAGGGCACCATTAATGAAGTTGCGAACGAGATCGGACGTAAGATTCGTGTTGGCGTAGCTAACTGGATCGTTGTTAGCCCAATGATCGTATCTGTTCTTCAGACTGCTTCTAAAGCAGTATTCGCTCCTGCGGTTGAAGGCAGCTTCGAAGGACCTAACGACACCAAGCTAGTTGGTACACTTAACGGAAACGTTAAAGTATACAGCTACCTATGGAACGCAGAACAGCCCGGTGCTTCTAGCCCTGCTGGTGACGCGCAAATCCTAGTTGGTTACAAAGGTGGAAACGGTGAAAGTCAGGCTGGATACTTCTACGCCCCTTACATCCCACTAATGTCAACGGGTGTTATTATGAACCCTGTTACGACACAGCCAATGGTCTCATTGATGACCCGTTACGGTAAGGTAGCCCTTACTGATCCAACGATCTCCCTAGGGAATTCAGCGGACTACTACGGTAAAATCAATGTTACCAACCTACAGTTCCTATAAGCTAACAGCTTAAAAGTCTGTAAGTCATTGAAAACCCTCGCCTTGCGGGGGTTTTCTTTTTATGATAAAGTAATTCCGATAAATATTATGGAATTTAAAGGAGTTATAATATGACTAAACTAAAATACCCAGAATGCTTAATGTCTGCGGGGCTAAGGGTTGTTGGAAAGTACAAAACTAGTAATGACCATGTAGATATAAAATGTTTGCTGTGTGGGGACGTATTTAACGCAACACCCAAATCCAAAATGAGTAATTATAAAAAACATAAAACCAAGGGATGTCCTAAATGTACATGGGAGGCTCGTTATCAAAATATAAATGAATCCAATACAAAGAAACTTAAGAATATGGGCTATAAGTTAATAACTCCATATACTGGACTTTATGAAGACATTGAGTTAGTTAACACGAATTGTGATTGCGGTAGGTCTTGGGTAACTAAGCCATCTAGAATATTTACGGGAAGGTCATTTTGTAAGCCATGCAATGACGAAACTAAAGCTGAACGAATGCATTATTGGAACAATAAAAGGTCGGAAAAGGCTATTAAGAATCTTGAGGGGTTTGAATATTACAGAAAAAAAGTTCGCTTATTGTCAGAGCAGGTGTATAGAGATAATTTAGAATATTTCACAGAAAGTAATAAAAAAACAAGGGGAAGAAATAAACACCATTTAGATCATATATTATCTATATCGTTCTGCTTCCAATACAATATTCCCCCAGAAATATGCGCAGATAAAACTAATCTACAATTACTGAAAGAATCCGTTAATATAAAAAAGCATAAAAATATAACCCATAAAATACCGAAAATTTTTGATGAATATTTAGATTCTTCTAAAATAATAAGAAATTTTACAAATACCATACACAGAGAAATACCGGTCAAATCTGAAAAATGGTACAGAGTTGAAAATATAGATATACCAATATATTTTCATGAGCAGAAATTGGCTATATTTTTGCTGACTTTTGATTTCTATAAAGAATCGAACTTAAAAAACAAAAAACATGCTCAAAATATAAGTAATATTCTCAATAACAAGGGTATCCGCTCAATCATGTTTACTGAAGATGAATGGATGGACAAAAGATCATTAATTATAAACAAGATTAATCATTTTGTCGGAAAAAATACTGCGCCAAAGGTCTATGCTCGAAAGTGTAAAATAAAAGACATATCCGCCACCGAAAAATCCAATTTCTTAAAAAGGTACCACATACAGGGTAATGATAGGAGTAATATACATCTGGGTCTATATTGTGGAGAAACATTAGTTTCCGTCATGACATTTAGTAGACCTAAAATTTTTATGAAAGGTGCCGATACCGATAAAAATAATGTTTATGAACTGTCCCGATTTGCGAATACTGATGATTATAGGGTAGTTGGGTCTTTCCCCAAGTTATTAAAATACTTCGTAAGAAATTACAAGTTTGAAAAAATATTCAGTTTTGCTAATTTAAAAATAAGTCGAGGTGAAATTTATGAGAAAAATGGATTTATACTATCAGAAATATTACCCCCGGATTATTCTTACATAGTCGAAGGCAAACTAAAA